TTCCGCACCAACCTCTCGCCGCTCGGCTCCTCCGGCTGCGCCTGTTTCGCGTTCTCCAACCACCAACTCCGGCGCTCGGCCGAATGTTGTCCGGTTGAATTCGCAAGAACGTGAAATAGCAAGCATGATGGGCATGACTGATCAGGAATATGCCAGAAATAAGATGGCCCTGATCAAAGAAGGCAAACTTAACTGATTGGATGAACAATGACAAAAGCTACTGAAACTATCGCTCGTCGCGAAATGCGCCCACCCGTCCGTGCGGACGACCCACGGGCACTTGCTGCAAAGCGTGCAGCGGAAATCCGCAACAACTCGTCGGACCTCGACGATGGGATCGATGAATTTGCGACTCCACCCGCTCCCGATGGCTGGACATATGAATGGAAACGCAAGTCATCCATGAATATGGAAGATGTTTCCCACATGAACCATGTTCGGCGCACAGGCTGGACGGCTGTTCCGGTTGAACGCCACCCAGAAATGATGCAAGTTGGCGCAGAAGGTTCCATCGAGCGCAAAGGCATGCTTCTCATGGAGCGTCCAGAAGAAATTACCCTCGATGCAAAGGCAAGAGAACTTCGCGATGCGCGTCAGCAGGTTAACATTAAGTCTGGACAAATGGATCCAAAGGGTAAAGGCGGTTTATTGAATCGTCAAGACTCGCAAGTTGCTCCAAAGATCTCGAAAAGCTACGATTTCGCGATTCCGGAAGAATAAGATCGAACGGGGGCCGAGAAATCTTTCATCGGCCCCTTTTCTTTCTGCAAATATCAGGCATACTGTTCGACATTCTTCCCCCGGTGTGGAAGATAAACCTTTTTCCGTTTCTTAGTCGCCCCGGTGTGCGATGATGGAACTCTCTGAGAGGAGAACCCGTCATGGCCAATACTTTTGCGCCCAGCGGCTTTCTACAATATCAGGGTGGTGCAGGCGGCGCTCCGACGTTCGCGCAATCCGCTCGTCGTATTGCTTCGGGCAACACGACTCCAATTTTCACTGGCGACCCTGTTCAGCCTGTGACTTCAACCGCCAACGGCTACATTACCCAAGCTACCGCAGGTGGCTCGGTGCAGCTCGCTGGTATTTTCGTCGGCTGCCGTTACTTGGCTACGGCGCTTAACCGTGTTGTCTGGTCGGCTTATTGGCCGGGTTCGGGCGCAACGGGTGACGTAGAAGCCTATGTTATTGATGATCCAAACGCACGTTTCATTGTTCAGTCCTCTGGCTCGGGCTTCCCAGTCACCGGAACTGCAACATCGCAAACCTCTGGTGTTCAGGGTCAGCTTGTCACGTTCGCTTATTCGACCACGGGCGCAACGTCGGGCAACTCGACAGGCGGCAACAACAGCACGGGCCGCTCGACGGCTTATGTCAATGCTACCGCAACCACCAACACCTCGCCATTCATCATCGTCGACTACGCCGTGGGTATCGGCAATGGCGGCGACTTAACCACTCAGTACTGCAACTTGATTGTCGGCTTCAACAACGAAGTCTGGCGTTCAAACGCTGCAAACACTGGTATCTCGTAAGGAGTAATGAGTCATGGCTGTTAATCTTAGTCAGATCAAAGACCTTCTCCTTCCCGGTCTCCGTGGCGTTGAAGGCAAGTATGAGCAGATCCCGTCGCAATACGACAAGATCTTTACGAAACACGACTCGAAGATGGCCCTCGAACGTACCGCTGAAATGCGTTACCTCGGCTACGCCCAGCTCAAGACCGAAGGTGGCCAGACCGCTTTCGATTCGGGCGCTGGCGAACGCTTCGTCTACAATCAGGAACACACGGAAATTGGTCTCGGTTACGCGATTACCCGCAAGGCAATCGACGACAACCTTTACAAGACCCAATTCCAGCCTTCCAACCTTGGCCTCGTGGAATCTTTCCACCAGACGAAGGAAATCTACGGTGCGAACATTCTGAACACGGCGCAAACCTACAACGCTGCAATCGGCGGTGACGGTGTTGCACTTTGCTCGACGGCGCATCCAATCGACGGTGGCTCGATTGCGAACACCCCAACGACTCAGGTTGACCTCAACGAAGCAACGCTGCTGAATGCGATGATCGCAATCCGTACGAACTTCCGCGATCAGGCTGGTCTAAAGATCTTCGCACGTGGCCGCAAGCTCGTCATCCCACCAGCTCTCGAGCCAGTGGCCATCCGCCTCCTCAAGACGGAACTCCGTCCGGGTACGGCAGACAACGATGTCAACGCAATCATGACCACTGCAGGTGGCTTGAGCGAAGGTTACATGGTCAACGACTTCTTGACCTCGTCCTACGCTTGGTTCCTGCTCACGAACATTGATGGTCTCGCTTATATGGAGCGTATCAAGTTCGAAACGGACATGCAGGTTGACTTTGTTACGGACAACTTGCTCGTGAAGGGTTATGAGCGTTATTCGTTTGGCTATTATAACTGGCGTTCGATTTACGGCTCGTTCCCAACCTCGTAAGGAGAAGGCACTATGGCTGATACCGCATTCTCCGGTCCACTGATTGTGTTTGGGCAAAACCCAACACAGCCTTCGGACTACAACCCAGACTTAGGCTCCTCGCTATTTTATGCGGGGGGCGGCATCCTTGATCCGCGCCAGCCTTTCACCTATCTTCCTGGTGAAGCACAGTCGGCGCAGGATTTCGGATGGTATGGCTTCAGTGACATTGTTTCGTTCACTGGCGTTCCATACACAAACGCAGCAGCAGCCATCGTGGCTTCTGCAAACGCAACGAGCGCAACTCTTACGATCGTTTCGACTAACTCCGCGACCACTGGCGTTTATTATTCTTCTGTGTTCACACGGTCGGATACGGGCGCAACGGATACGGTTCTTGCTTTGGATGCTTATGCTTCAGTCACCGCTTCGGCAACGAACGGCGTTCTGACGGTTACGGCAAACAGCGGCATGCCAATCGGACCCGGCATGGTTCTCCTTTCATCGTCTACGACGGTAACAGGCGGAACTCTTGGTGCATCTTCTGGCGTTTATATCGGTTCGCAGATTACGACGACTGGAACTTCATCGACTGTTGGTAACGGACAAACTGGTACTTATCAGCTCAGTCAGAACGTAACTTTCACGTCTGGAACGGTCACCTTGGCTTATCCAAACGTGCAACAGTGCGCTATTCCGACGAACATCCAAACGCCATCAATTTGGCTTTGGAACCCAATGGCCATGGTTGGTCGCGCTGTAAGCGTCACCGCTGCAGCAAGCGCCACTGCTACGACCGCGACTGTTAACGGCTACGATGTCTACGGATATCCAATGTCGGAAAACATTACGATTTCGGCAGGTAACGCTGTTAACGGTAAGAAAGCATTTAAGTACATTAAGAGCGTTGTTCTCAACGCAGCCGATGCGACCCATGCTTATTCCGTTGGTACAACCGCGATCGTTGGTCTCCCTGTTCGTTCGGACACGGCGGCTGAAGTTGTGGTAAACTCCGGTAACTCTCAAACTACTTTGGGCGTTAATACGGGTTTTGCTGCAAACGGGTTCTTACCTGCTGATCGTACTACACCGTCCGCCACAACGGGCGATGTCCGTGGCACGATTGATCTCGCGAATGCTTCGGGAGTCAATCTTACGCCGTCCACTGGCACGAACAAATACTCGTTCCGCCAGATTCCGCAAGCCTACAATGTTCAGTCTGCGACTGGCTTGTTTGGCCTCACCCAGTACTACAACTTCTAAGGAGTGTGAACCATGAAGGGTCACAAGGCACACCATCACGGTCATCATGAGCACAAGGGTGTAAAACACCACGGTGTTCATCATCACCACCCTCGTGCAGAACACGCCAAGGGTGGAAAAGCGGAATCTCCAAAGCATGGCAAGAAAATCCATGACGAGGCTCCACACGAGGTTTACGAAGGTGCAGGTTCGCACGTCGTAAAAGAAGCTGAAAAGCGCAAGCACGGCGGCAAGGCCAAGCACCATGTTGATATGCATGGTCACAAAGGCCATCACCGCGCTGACCGCGCCCCACGCAAGTCGGGCGGTCGTGCAGGATCGAACATGCATCCGCTTTCTTCGGCTCATCATGGCACAGCCCCAAAAGGCCGTCATGGTCTCGAAATGAACTAATCGGGTAGGGGCAGGGAAACCTGCCCCGCTCTTTTCCACTTTTGGGAGACGGAAATGACACTCAAAAAGTATCAAAATCCTGAAGGTGGGCTGAATGCCAAAGGTCGCGCCGCCGCTCGCGCGGAAGGCCATCATTTGAAAGCGCCGACGAAAGATTCCGACAATCCTCGGCATAAATCTTTTTGCGAACGCATGACTGGCATGAAACGCAAAATGACTGGTGCGGCAACTGCTGCAGATCCTGACAGCAGGATAAACAAATCACTCAGGAAATGGGGTTGCTAAATGGCTACTATTTATCAAACTGGCGTTGTTTGGGATTCAATTACCAAAAATGGCAAGTATGAGCCGTTTCAACTGCAGGTTTCGCGTGGTCAAATT